CACGCACCATGTCTGGCTCTTTGCCGTCTTTGTTATTTATCAGTCCGCGCCATGCGTAGTCTTTGACGGTTTTGCCGCCCTTGCTGATCTTCATATCTTTCGACCCGAAGATTAGCCGCTCAAACTCTCGCGCACCGTCAATGAGATTTCCGAGGTTGTCACGCAGTTTAATCCCGCCCATGTTTTTGATTACGTTTAGAACATCGGGAGTAACAACGTGCCTAGTCTCTCTCACATTCGCAATCACACCCATCGCTTGATCTAAAAGACTTTCGAACGAAGGCCCGCTTGCGGCAGGCTTGTTAATCTCCGCTTCCGGCACACCAGCCGCGCGCATGTCATTCTCAACAAGCTGTTGAACGCGAGGCTCTAAATCTTCAGTCACGCGAATCAGAGAGTCTTGAGCGAGCACGGCCTTCTTCTGGTCGCTCATCATCATTTCGTACAGCCGAGGCCGCGAAATGCTCTCGAAGGCTTCAAGCGTTAAGCCCGCCAGTGAGTGTGCGGTCGCGCCAAACACACCGCCAATCAGAAGATTTCCGAGACTATCGGAATAACTGTAGTCATTAAGCAATGCGTTTTGCTGTGCCATCACCAAAGGCTCAACGAGCGCGGCACCAGCAACGCCTTCAACAACGCCTGCGGCAGCGCGAACACCCGTTCGGCCAACAACACCCCCTGCCGCCTGCAACGCACGGGCATAACGGGCTTGACTGACAACTGGAACAAAAGCACTCGCAACGCTGACCGGATCGGTGAACATTGAGAGGAAGTAAGTGCCAGTGCCGAGGATGTAATTTGTTGTGCTGTTGTTGCGCGCAAAGAAGTCCTCACGCTCCTGTTTGCGCTTATGGTAGCCCTTCAGATAATCGAGATAGGCGCGGGAATACTTAGACCCGGAAAGGTCCGCGACAATACCGGACTCAACCAATTCGCGGTTGGCTTCCTCCGCAGAGATTGTCAGAGCGCCCCTCTCGTCTGCCGCCATCTTCATGAAGTCGTAGCCAGAGAACGTCATGTTGTTGCCGTCCGCGAAGCTGCGAAATGACTGATCCAGGTACTCCGCTAGTCCAGGTGACGCATGATCGCCCTTAGACGCGGATACCATCACGTCATACTCAGAGGCATCTACAAGGTCATCTGATGATGGCATGTCAGTCGCTCTGTAACTTTAGGTCTTTAATGCTGAAGTCCCCCTTCGGCATCCTGATTTCGTCATCGTCTCTCCCAACGGAGCCGAGCGCAGTTAGCGAGTCAAAGGAGAGGAAAGCAGGCTTACCGTTGATGAATACCTGATCGCCGTTTGCAGTCGTCAGAAAAACGCCCTGCCCGTTACTCGCCGCGAGAAATTTACCGTTCTCCCGCAACTCAGCTTGAAAGCCCTTGTCGAACTTCGTTGCGTTCGGAACTAGGGTTGTCTTTGACCAATCAATCAGTTTTGCCTTGTCGTCTCGCAGCGCGGCGACCATGCCCCGGTCTATCAGTTTGTGCGCGGCATATCGGCTAGACGGTATGCGAACAACTGACCCTGATCCTGCATCAGTTTCAACAAACGTGTATGCCGACATAAAGCCAGAGACGGCCTTCTCAACCGCTTCACTTTGAGACATACCGCCCTTCACAAAAACCTTTGCGGCATGTTGTGCGAGCGCGCTCATTTGAGCGAAGTGAGCAATATTGGCCGGATTGCCTGACATAGACTTAGCGTAATAGTTCATACGCTCATCGTTCTTGACCGTCTCTGCGATAGACGCGACAACCTCATCTCCGACACCGTTTGTCTTGCTATCAATCACGTTCGCAGGTGTATCAAGCGTTGCGGCAACCGCCGCCGCACCAGGGTTGTTCTCGTCAAGCAAAAATGCAGCCGCTTGTTTTGGGTCCGGGCTTAAAACCGTTCGCAATTGACGCTTCAAGTATTTCATGTGTGTTGGGCCGAATTGCGATTTCCACTTCGCCAGCAGTGCAAACCTTTCCTCCCCCTTCGCGTCCTGCCATTCGTTCTTCAGAATGTCCTCATCTCTCCTGGAAACGGCCTTAATGTTGACTTCTGCTATCCTGTTCTCACGTTGAGCCTTGACGGCAAGGTCCATTAGTTTCCGGCGGTGTGCGCCAATCTGGTCAGGGGTTAGTTGTCCGGTCGAAAATTCTTCAATGAACTTCTGGTCCGCAATCGCATAATCTTCGCTTTTATAGATCGCAGAATATGGGTCAGTCTCTAATTCTTTCTGATCTTCAGCCGCCTGCTTCCCAATTAACTTCGCCTCCTCGACCGCCGTTGGTGCGGTTTCCAATTCGGTCCCTTTAGCCAGGTCCATAATCTCTTTCTGGATTGCAGCGCGGCGCGGTGGGGGAGCCTTCTCCATTTCTTTCCTGAGAGAGCGCCCCTTTTCGTTCAAAGCCAATTCGCGCCACTCTTTACCCAGGCCCAGACGTTCCAGGTTTTCTTGAGAAATTGAAGGATCGCTCGCAACAACATCAGCAAGCGGCACACCCAGGCTTACAATCTTTGCCGATGCGCCCCTCACCTTTTCCAGCACATCCCGCGCCTCGCGGTTCAGTGCGGCGTCATTGACGTTTTGTTTGTGCAACAACTGATTGCGCGCCTGATCCAACCAGATCGGCAACTTCTCAGGGTTCACTTCTTTTGGAAACGCGCCCTTCTCAATCAGGTTGATTAGACCTTGCGGGTCACTTTCAATCTTAGATCGCGCAAACGCCTCATAAATAGAGGCAGACTCTTGCACGTATTTGTTCCGCAAGTCAGTCGGCAATCGTGCAGAGAGCGCCGCGGCGTGATTTTCCTCTGCGAGTTTGTGAACCGTGTCAATCGTCGTGTTTGGCATTACGGCAATGTGACCGTTGTTCCTGAATGTTGTCTCAAGATCGGTCGCACGGTTGCTGATAATGGCCCGCGTCTCGTAATTGCGCGCATCGTTCTCAACGCTTGCAATCACATCAGCGAAAGACAAATCCCACATCTCGCGCGCATAGCGGTTAGGGGCTTCCTCTGAAATGCCTTTGTGGTCCGTCTCTAATTGGTCGAGAACCTGCCCGGTGTAGCCATCAGAGACAATACCATTTAGATTATCTTCCTCGACCATGCGGGCATATTTGAGACGCAACTCCGAGGTTTTCTTTGCAACGTATGTGCTCGCATCTGCCTTTGCCTTTTGGTCCCATGCGTGCGCAACCTGCTCAACACCGTCAGCAACCGCTAGGCCAACCTGATTAGGTCGCACCATCGGCGCGTTGACGACCGGGATTTCAAGCTGCGGTGTGTAAACAGATACCCTGCCCATTATGAAGGAACCTTTGCCGCTGTTTTTGCGAGAGTCGTCCCTGCGTTGATGTAGCCCATCACCATCGCGTTCTTGCCTTCAGCCCTGACGATCTTTGCTTGCGCGTCGGTCTGCCACTTGCGCACACGTCCGCCGTAAAGCGCCCGCAGCGCATCTTGCTCAATGTTCAATGCACTCTCTGCCCCAACGTCAGCAGCAGAGCCGCCGCTAATGTCAACGCCAGCCTTTGCCTGAATAGCGCGCGTCTCGCCTAGCATCCGTTTGCCAGAGTAGCGAATATCCTCTGCCTTCTGAGAAGCCGCCGCCATCTCAAGGTTTCCTTGTTGCCGGAGGCTCTCAGCGTTAGCTTTTGCCGCTGCGTTTGCAGACTGACCCGCCGCAACTTGCGCGCCAGCAGCAAGACCGCCAGCTAGAATTGTCGCTACTAATTCACACATCACTCGCCTCCAATTGTAAGACCAGCAATCACAGCCAGAATATCAAGCGGCAATGGTTCCGTCTGAACCACCGTAACGCGGCCATCTGTATCGTAATCGCTGGACAGGTTCACATCGTAATCGCCAGACCGGAGCGGCGGCGACGTATCCATTAGATCAGCCATATCGCGGTGTATGAGGTTTTCATATACCGCCTCAGACGCATCCGAGACTTTGCCGCCCATTGAATTGTAAACGCGCACCACCGCGCGGCTCACGCGCTTTGTCTGACCCTGATAGGTGCCGTTCGAGACAGACAACTCAGGTCGTAGCGTTCTAACCTTCGAGGTATAGGACAGGCCCACCCAGGCATCCGTTGTTGCACTATCAAGCGTAATAGAGCCATTCGTCACAACCTCGTCGGAGTGCAGGGTGCCATTGCGCAAGACCTTGACCGTCTTGCCCTCTAAGTGAAACAGGCCAGTTAGCGTTGACGTAGATGAACCCTGGTAGCGCAAGCCACTATCAACAAACGCCATTTCCTCTTTGTCGGTTGCGCTCGAAGGTTCAAACGGTTGCGCTAGGTATTCAACGTAACGCTTTGTTGCGCTATTGACTGTACGGTTCACGATCATCCAAAGATCGTCAACAGTTCCGTCTGGCGAGGGAATAACTGCAATGCTCTCAACCGTGCCGTCACTTAGCGGGTGACGCGCCCAGGCCCACACCTGCTGGTCCTTGCGATAGGTCAAGCTGCACAGCACGCCATCGGAGCGCAACGCCCAAAGCACTGATGCAGGATTGCGCGCCCAGGCAACGCGCGTGAATGTCTGCCCGGTCGCTGTTAGGTGCGCTGCAATCTCAGTCAAATCGTTTGCGATGTAGTGAGAACCAGCCGCATCAAAGTCTAGCGCGTAAATCTTACGGCCAGAGCGGTTGATAAACACAACCTCGTTTCCGGCCCGCGCTGGTTGGATTGCAGCACTGCCCTCGTTTGACTGCGGCACGATCCGGGTATTTGACGGAGTAATCGGATCGCCCAATCCGCCACCGAAGGCCGCGAACTCTTGCGCCAGCGTTCCAATCAAAAGATTGCCTGAACTCTCAAGCCAGCGGATCACGTTCACTTGTGGCGCGGCGATAGCGTACTGCACCGCGTCATCATCAGCCGTCCCCGGCAAATGGTTGTAGAAGTCGCCAGAACGGCTCATCCAAACGCCGAAAGGCTCCGTGCTAGTGCCACCCCATACAAGCCTTTGCTCGTGCAGGGTCACAGAAGAAGGCCAACCCCGCGCATCGCTAAATGCGCCGAAGCGATACTTCCAGGTCGCGTACCGCTTTACGGTTCCGCCTGACGTATAAGCGGACGGTGCGCTAGAGCCTTCAAGGTCAAACGTGTTCGTCGCTGCGTTGATGATGCGCCATGAGCCGTTAGCCTGAGTCGCGCCACCAACCCCCGTGATGTAAACGTAATCGCCAGTTGAATAGCCGTGTCCATTTGAGGTAACGCGGCAAATACCGCCGCTGTTTGTTACGTTTGTGATGTTCTTAGAGGACGGAGCCAGACCATTCGGGAGTCTAGTCTGTATCGTCCCACTCATGTTGTTCGCGTCAGTGTAAGTGTCGAGGCTTATAATGGACCAGCGAGAGTGGAGGTATCGGCCCTTTGTGCGGTGTGTCCAGGGCGGGCTGTTCCACATATCGCCATCAGTGTGTGTCCAGGGCTGGTGCGGGTAGAAGTCAGCGCCAGTTTGCGCTGTAACCTCATACACATTGCCGTTGTTGCTTATTTGGTCGCCAATTGACGGCGCAACAACATTTTGTGTCGGATACGGCACAACATCGTTGTCCCCGTAATACCTTTCTTCAAGGTACATATAAGAGCCAACGTGACCGGACGTGAAGATCGCGGCGTTGCTTTTAATGTCAACGCTATCGCCCTTGTCGTAGTTCGAGCCAGTGACCGTGCAATATACGTGTTGCGTCGTATCCGTGTTGAGAGACGAGAAAGGCCCCTTCTCTTGCGTGATTGTGGCAATGGTCCATGTCGTGTCAGCCGTGCGCGTAATGGTGCGCGGCTGGTAGTTTTCATGTGCAACAAACAGTGTGTCAGCGGATTGCGCAAATGAGAGCGTCTCTAAATCAGCCGTGACATAAGGCGTCGTCAGTTGGAATATCTTCGAGACGCTTCCGCCTGACGTGTACGTTCCATAAGAGGTTGAGTTGACGCCGGACAGTTCAAACGTGTTCGCACCAGCGTTCAGGTTCGCGACCTCAAACTCCCTGTTGTTTAGTTGCGTCATGCCAACAACGCCGGAGATGATAACCTTGTCGCCGTTCGCAAAGTTGTCAGCGCCGGAGTAGGTCACAACGGCAGGGTTAGCGTTCGTTACGCCCGTGATGCTGTTTGTTGCAGAGACAACAATGCCGTAATCCTTCCAAACGCGCATGTAGAGATTGCCAAACTCAAGCACATACGCCTGCACGCTGGAAAAGATAAACGGCACAAGTCGAGACTCAGCAGAGTGCGTCTTACACTCTCCGGCAAAGCGGGTGCCATGCCGCCGCATCAGTCCGCCTTCAGGACGGACAATGAAGTTTTCAATAACCTCCGCACCCGTCTCGTACTTAATCAGGTCGGAGCGGCCATAGAGTCGCGGACTAATTTCGCCGCCAGCAAAACTAGCTTGTAGGTCAAAGACGCGCGCCATCTAACCCCTCCAATCGGAGTACGGCGGAAACTCGTTTGCTAATCGGCCATCATGCCAGGAACCGCGAGGCATTGCCTCCGCTTGCCCTTCTTGTGCGTCAACGGCGCGGGCTTCTCTCAACTTTAGCTGGTACATGCGCCACAACTCAGCAGCCTTCGACGTGCTCTCAGAAAGAGAGACGGCGCATTGTGCCGCCAATCGTGCTGCAACCGCATCAAAGAAAAGCGGGTCACTCGCGGACAGATCGGTAATTCGCTTTGTGTATTTGATGTAAATGGGTGAACCCATGTCGGTCAGGATTTTTCGCCCCTCGACCTTCCAATCCTGATCGTTGCCTTCATAGACCGTGTGGCACCACAGGCAGTCAGTTGGCAGGGTGTACGAATAGGTGAACTCAAAAGTTGGCCCAACTTCATCGTTCGTCAACTCTGCACGCCCTTGTGCGAAATTCCAGGGATAGGCCCGCAACACCGCATCCCTCCCAACCGGGAGTGCAGCGCGCATAATTCTTGCCGCCTGACTATCTTCATCAAGGCTCACAATGAACTTGCCGCGCCCTATCAATTGCAGAGCGGCGTTCGCCAGTGTCACTTCTGAATAGTCAGACAATTCAGCCATGCAAGATAGGAGCGGGATTTCTCCCGCCCCCTCCCCTCAACTATTACGCAGCCGAGTAGAACAGATCGACATGCAACGTGCCTGAACCGGGTAACGAGGCTGTGCCAATCGTGATGAACACTGTTTCAGCAGTGGTCAACTTTGACGCTTTCGCGGATGTTACGCCAAACAATGTTGGCGTGTCCGTTGCCGTAAATGTCGCCGCAGCGCGGTATTTTCCAGTCGTGCCGGAAATACCAATTGCAACGGTTGATGTACCCAACGAAACAGTTGAAGTCAGAGCGCCATACAGAAACGTCGCGCCGATAGGCAAGACGCCCAGGACAATCGTGTCAGAGGTTGTCTGTGTGGCGAGAGTGATTTTCTCAGAAAGCACGCGGACGCGAGCAAGCTGCAAATCACCGTCCGCAGGGGTCGGTGGCGTATTTGCCAGACCAGCGGAGTATGAACCGTAGAGAGTTGCCATTTGGATTTCTCCTAAAAAAGATTGAGCCTAAGCGGGGCCTTGCGGCCCCACCCAATTAGCTTTCGAGCGCCGAGACTTCGATAACGGCAGACTCCTGCATACGTGTCGCGCCAACGCTCATGCTGAAGAACACTTGCGTTGCATAGTTCTTGTCGGCTCGCTCCGTGATCTTCGCGGAAGGATTTGCCCCAACACCCAGAACTACGTTGTCACGTTGCCATGCCATCACAGCGCGGTCAGAGCCAGTCACGAACGGCAGGATTTTTGTGCCGTCAATGCGCAAGCCGTCCACACGGATGAACTTAAAGCCCAGGTACGTGTCAATGTCGCCCTGCACAAGCGCCTTGATGCTGTTGTAATCAGCAGATTTGATTTCTGTGATGTTCAACAAATCAGAGAGTTGCTTGTTCGTGACGGCAATGCAGCGCCCTTCGTTGTCAATGTCAGCACCATCCATAATGGATTTCGCAGCCAGCAACTTAGCAAGGGTCAAGCCAGTTGCGGCAACCGCAACCTTTGATCCGGCTGGAAGCACAACCGAGGTTGAGCCAGTTTCGCCAGTGTACGCTGTTCCGCGCATTGCATCGACGATTACCTCGTCAATTGCGCGTCCCATCGACATTGCCGCAGCCATCGCGTAGTTCGATGTTGGATCAATGAGCGTGCGAACTTTGTCCTCGTTGTCAATCAGATCGGCCCAATCGAAATCTTCAAGGGCAACGCGCCGACGAGCGTGAGGTGTATCCATTCGCGGCGTGTCAGAGTGCCGAGACGTGCGGCGGCGTGCAGCCGTTGCGCCGATCTGGTC